AGCGGTGCGCCGTTGGCCAATATCAGATCCTGATCATCCTCGATCTCTTTGACGATATACATCCCGTAAAAACGCCCCTCCCCGCTGTAGAGCGGATAGGGTAGCTTCATTTGCGCCATCAACCGAAGGGACGAGAGCGGATCGGTGCCCCCCTCTACCGCATTGACGACTCCGGAGAGCGTCACCTCCTCTTCCCTGCCGCCGATAGCGTGATATTCCGGCGGCGCGTGGATCCGGTCGACTTTGGCGTATGTATAGCTGCTGCGCCGCTTCAGAGTGGAGAACTGACGCCGATTCGCCTCAAACGCGAAAAATCCAAGCATCGCCATCATGAGAGCACGCTCCGATCCCGTTTATCCCTCTGGTGGGCCGCCAGCCGACGCATGACCATATCCGCAACCTGCTTCGGATCGGTGACTCCGGTGACGCTGATGTGGATATCCCCTTCGTGGATCGTGATCTGTTTTGCCCCCGCTCCGGCTGATGTCGGGGAGGGTGTCGCCACGGGAGGAAACATGGAGCGCTCCCTTCCCGCTTTTCCTCCGGCATTTTTAGTCCCTTCCCCGCTATTAAGCTGGAGCCCGGCTCTCTTCGCCATCTCCTGAATTACTCTGGGTGGAGCGTACGAACGAGGTTCCCGGACATTCCTCCCCTTTTTTTGCAAATCACGGATGCGTTTTCTGGTGTGTTCCAAGCGTTTTTCCATCGCCTCGATCTGCTCAGGTGTTGCCCGTCCGTGGAGGAAACCTTCGATGATTCCCCCCTCTTTCATCTTCCGAATACGCTCTTTGAGGTACGCCTCCTGCTCTTTGAGCTTTTGCAGGCTCTTTCCCATCACCCGTTTTGAGTCGATATCTCTTTGCCCGGCGGCGGCGATCTGGTCATTGAGCCAAACAAATGCGCTCCCCAAAGCCAAAATCGCTCCAGCACCCGCAATCGCCGTTTTGGCCGCGGAGGCGATACCGCGCTGAGCGGACGTGGCGCAGGCGGCGCTTTGGCATAGCGCCTCCCCAACCTGGCGCGCCCCTTTGCCCGTCCGGCCAAAACGAATCCCCAGCGCTCCCAGTCCGAAGGAGATGGCCGCCACTCCTACTCCGACCGTCCCCAGAATAGTGGCCAAGGCAGCAAAGGCGGTGACGCCGGTTGCGATTTTGGTCGCCAGCTCACCGTGGCGGCTCATCCACTGCTGGGCAACCTTGACGAGATAGCCGAATTTCTTTGCCACCCAGCCGACAGCCGGGGCCAGGGCCTTGCCAAACATATAGGCCAGATTCTCGCCCTGCTGCCGCAGCAGGACCATCTCCTGACCGTAGTTGCGGGCCTGCGCCATCTGCTCCGTGTAGCCGATCCCTTTCTCCTGGGCCGACTTGAGTTTGGCCTCCGCCTCCCGGAGCTTGTCGATCTTCGGGATCAGCGCCGTGATGATCTTGACCGCTTCGTCACTGCCGAAATACTTCTTGAGCAGGCCGATTTCGTTGGCGTCCAGGTCGCCGAACTTTCTCCGGATCTTCTCCAGGATCTCCACCATCGGCAGCATCTTGCCGTTGGCGTCGGTGAAGCGCATTCCCAGTTTCTTCTGCGCGTTCAGCGCTCCCATCAGAAACGCCTTGTAACTCGTTCCGGCCTCCGATGCGGAGTCGAACGCGTCTTTGGCCGTGCCGATGATCGCATACTCCTGAGCCAGCGACACCCCCATGGATTTCGCCATGGCGCCGACGTTGCTCATGCCCCGAGCCAGATCATCCCCGTCGGTGCGAAACTGCTGCACGGCGGCGGAGAAGGTCGCGGAAAACTTCCGGCCAAACTCCATGTCACTGCCGAACTCGTCTCGGAAGATCCCGTAGCCCAGGGCGAATGCTTTCCCCATCGTCTCAGCGCTTGCCTTGGTCGCCTTGGCCGTCAGCAATGAGTATTTGGTCATCTGGGCGACCCCCTCCTCCGTCAGGGAAGAGATTCCGGACTTGATATCGTATGCCGCCCCCTCAAAGGCGGCTCTGGTATAGCCGCTGTATCGATTTGAAAACTCCATCGCCGCCGCATCGACGATGCGGATCGCTCTCTCTGAGAGCCCCAGAGACATCAGGTCACCCTGCTTCTGCGCAACGTCAGCAAATGTCTCATAGTAGGATCCGATCTTTGCGCTCAGCTTGTTTCCCAGAGCAACGGAGGCCGTGGAGGCTGCGGAGAGTCTGGCCGTAAAGCGAGCAAACCCTTTTTCCGCCTTGGCCAGCTTGGGGGTAAACATATCCGCCAGCGTGATGGCGATGCCGAGTCCTACCGTCGTACTCATTTTTTACCCTTCCTTTTTTTGTTCCGCAATATCCACAAAAAACAGCCAATCCTCAAACGGCATTTCCCGCTGATCCAGATAGCCAAATCCAACCGTCACCGAAACGGATGCCATCGCCAAGAGCAATGTTTCCCGCTCCGGGATCAGCCGTTTGGGACCAGCGGCCTGAAACACTCCATCAGCGCGTCGAACTCATCCAGTTCCAGCTCCCTTATGGCGTTGTAGGGGATCCCGGCGACCACGGAAATGACGGCCGTGCCGTATCCGATCGGGTTTGACGGACTGCACAGCTCCGCCGCATCGATGATCTGTCCGGCGGTGGGTTTGGGATACTCTTTTTCTCCTTCGAGCACCACCCCGCCGACCTCGTACCGTTTGTCGAATTTGATCGTTACTTTTTTCGCCATGTTTGTTCCTTAGAGATTGGCTCGCGTATCGGCCATCAGGTCTCTGCCTTCGATGACGCATATGATCTGTTTCGCGTCGATTTCGATCCGCTTGGTGCCGTTGACCGCATAGGTATAGACATCCAGATTGAGTTCGATCTCCGTCTCCATCTTCTCTCCGGTCTTCTGGGTCGGAGGCGTGTACTTCTTGACCCGGCCGCCCAGAACCACCTCTATGCCGTCGTGCCGGGCCGAAACGGTATCGTTGCGCACCAGGAAGCGCGTCTGCTCGCCCGGACCGATCGCCATCGACGCCAGGGCGCCGTCGGAGGGGCCGGAGATCTTCAGCGTCGCGCTCATCGTCTCCAAGTAGGGGACGGGGGTCTCCCGCTTGATGCCGGCGCCGCTTTCGACGCTCACCCAGCTCAGATCGGGCAGTTTGACCTCCTCGACCGTTCCGATCCAGCGATTGTCGCCAAAATAGACCGCCATCCCGATCAGGGTGCGGGCTTCCCGGATATCCACCATCACTCACCTCCGTTGATGTAGTTGATCAGCATGTCGCCGTACTGGTCGGTATAGACCATCTCGATCTCCAGGTCGCGCACCAGGGGCATGTTTTCCCAGACCACGCGCATATAGAAGCGCCCGGCGGTAATGGCGGCCAGGGTGTTCTTTTCGGGCGGGAACTCCACCCGATACCCCAGCGCCACCCCCGCGCCCTTGAGCTCGCGCAGAAACTGATCGACGGTCGCCTTGGCTTCGAGCAGGTTGTTGGCCCGTCGGTCACGGACCCATTTGAGTGCCTGCATTACCATGCGCATCACCCGATGGAAGGTCCGCACCCGCTCCAGCGGCTGCCAGACGGGATCGATATCCCGGGTCTCCCCGCCGTAGGCGCGCCACCCCTCGTCGGCGACGACGCTGGTGATGCCCGCGCTGCGCAGGCGCTGGGCTTCACAATCCTGCCCCTCGGCATAGTCGATGATGCGATGGGTCCCGCTGATGCCTTTGACGATCCTGTTGGAGAAGCTGTCGGCAAATCCGAACTGCCACTCTCCGTCGGTCCGGGCGATCATCGCGGCGATCGCGGCACTGGAGGGTTGCAGCGTCATTGCGCCGGCTGTCGTGTCGTACCATTTGAGCCGGGGGCCCGTCAGCAGCATATAGCGGCTGGCGAAATTCTCCGCCCACTGGATCGCCCCCGTCTCGTCGGCGGCCAGATTGTCCACGATCGCGGTACCCATGAAGCGTGTCGCCACCGCATCCATCCGTGCCGCGACATCGGTATCGTAGCTGTACTCGGGAGCAGTGATCAGATCGGGACGGTATCCGGTCTCTCCCTCGGCGTAGATCAGGCGATCCACCGCATCGATGATCGCAGGCTTGAGATCCTCCGCAGGACGGACAATGTTCATGATGATCGGCGCATGAACCCCCTGGGCCGCCATCATCTCCAGCGCCGGTTTGATCGTACCCCCCGAGGCGCTTTTGACCTGCTCCAGGGCCAGCTCCGCGTTGGCGTAGAGCTCCACGCCCGTGTCGCCCACATCACAGTCGCCCACCAGAGCGATCGGCGTTGTCGACTCGATCTGCACCGGCC